GCTCGGGTTGAGTGATTGTTTCAGTAATTTCCAAAGCCAATAATTCAGCTTGTATTTGTTTTATTTGAATCTCCATCAAAGCAAAAGTGTCATCTGTGAATGTACCACCTCTAAATGCCTTGATTAAGTTTTCTAATCTCATTGATAAGTTTTCTTTAGTTTCTTTGAACTCACCCTTGAAACCCAATGTTGGTGTTTCTGGATTAGCACCCCAAAGAACCGCAGAACCTTCATATAGTTTTAATTCGGTGATTGTACGCACACCAGTCTTTTGGTTTACATCAGACTTTAACGTACTAAAACCAATTGAGTGTTGATTGATTAAACCAGCTTCATATAACTTGATTGCATCTTCGCCACATTCAGTTTCTATTAAGTCAGTAACCGCAACAAGCATATCGCCTTCGATATACAATTCTTTAGGCTTACCCAAAGTGTGTGCCATATCAGCTTTATGATCTACTAAAGACCAAATCATATTCTTGCCTTTCGGTCCACGTTCTTTTATAGTCTTGGTGAACGCTTCTGCAACGATAATATCATTGTCTAAATCAACGTTTCCAATTCTTGACCAACACGCTTTTACTGTTCTTGATTCTGGCTCTATATCCAAAATCATATCATTGTAGCTTTTGTTTTCAATCTTACTCATATAACAAAGTTATTAATTTTTTTTAATCTGCTAACAAATCTCTTACAATAGTTGAAATTTGTTGTAATGCCTTATCGTTTAATAAGTTCCATATTTTGCCCATATCACCCATAGGTGGGTTATCAGCTAATCGTTTTAATTTCCCATCTTCGCCTCTAACAGGTTGATAGCCTAACGTACAACGGCAGTTGATAACATCGCCAGCACTTCCACTTGAGTCGCAAGGATGTAACATTTGCTCAAAACCTCCGTTCTTAGTCTTAACATTAAATTTTTCATCAAAAGCTACTTTTATTCCATCCATATGATAATGGTCAAATGCATCTGGTGGTATTCTTCTTGTTCTTGCATCTCTTGCTGCTATCCACTCTTTCAAAGTAACAAGACCTGTTGAAGCCGTACCTACCATTGATCCTATATTCGCTGCCCTACCTGTTTCAGTTCTTGCTATCATTTCTGCTCGATAATCCGTTATATCAGCCGTTCTTAATAACTTGATTGTTTCTTGCAAGGTTAATCCTTCTTCAAAAGACTTAGCTAAATATTGTTGAATCTGATTTTTAGTTGTTTCAGTTATTTCACCAGCAATTTCATCTAATCCTTTCATTTCAAGGTAAGTCAACATTACATAAGTAAACAAATCCGTTTGCTTACTTTTAAACTCCTCTGGACCGAAATAACCTTTTACTTGTTTAGAAACGTTCTTCTCGGAAATTTGTGCCATCTTAACCCCCATTGCAATATGAACGTTTTGGATGGTCTTTTTTATTCCTTTATCGCTTATAGCGTTTAAATCTTGGGTATCGCAATAAGTATCCACTTGCCTTTGTAGTTCTTTCTTGAACTTAGGTGAGTAGGTTTTTATTGCGTTTAAGTATAGTTTTCTATAATCTTGCCAAATCATTTGTTAGGATTGTATGCCCAGTTCTTTAAGGAAATATCCCTCTTAGATGGACACTCTTTGTTTACAGGTTTGCCTTGCTCCATATTCTTCATTCTACTTACAAAGCTAATCGTTCTATTTGCCGACTTAACTTCATTTGCACCCCAATCAGCTTTTTTCTTGCTCAATAGATTTAAGTTCCTATTTACAGGACTTCTATCTAATGACGCTAAACGTGAGCATTTAGTTTCACTCCAAGCCTTTAACTCCGAGTAAGACATATTTACAGTATCGTGGTACTTGCCGTACACTTCATCAATAACCTCGCTAAGGTCGGCTTTTAGGTCAACCTTTAAATCAAATAACTTATCTATGATCTCTTGACTATTCATTTGGTAGCGTTAATGGTTGAAATTCATCTGGACTTTGTAAACTTGAAGGGATATATAGTTTTTCCATTTCCGCTTCGTCTATGTAAGGTGGAATCTCTAATCCCATAATGTCCATCTTTTGCTTTGGTGCAATCCACCAAGCCTTATCTAACCAATCAACTTGCTCCGCTTTGTTAGCTTCTAATTCTCCATAAACACTCGCATCAAAGTCTACATAAATGTTTGTTCCACGATAACCCCAATCCGAATGTAATTTACGATTTAAGTTATCTCTAATACCTGTAAGCAAAGGAATAGCACAACGCAATGTCAATGCCTTTTCTCCTTCTCTTTGGTTGTTATAAGTTTTGTTATCGCTATCGTTTAAAAGTTGTGCTGGTACTCCGTAAATATTACAAAGTGCTTTCATATCCCACTTCTCACTTTCAATAATATCTAATTCAACAGGACTTAATCCGATTTGTTTCCAGTCTACTTTGTAGCCACTAACCGCAATTGAATTAAAGTTAGCAGAGCCACCTTTTTCACTCACCGCCTTTTTAAGTGCTTGTGCTTGTTGTGTTCCACTAATAGGGTCAAAGCGTTCATCATTCATAAATAAAACTCCAGCTGGACCACCATTCTGGAAAGAAGCAACCGCCGCAGTCTTGGCTTCGTTCGAACGAGTCAAGTTTTTCGCAGCAGCCATCAAAGGTGATTGACCATATAGTTGATTCCCAGTTGTATTCCATTGTGGGTTAAAGTATTTATCTTGAAGTATTTCTTGTTTAGTAAAGTTCCATAAAGGACCATAGTTCAATTGGTAACCAGCAATAGTTGGAGGGAAGTTTTGAATGTCGGCTAAAACGTACATATATTGCGAAGGCAAAACGTACATCTCAAATGGTTTGCCGTTGTTATTACCACCTTCAATCATCTTTGCGTAAATGAAAGAGTTACCTGTGATTAACTTAAACGCACACCACGCTTCTACGAAATCACCAAAAGTATCTTCACCATTTGGGTATTTTAATAACTCGTTTAATCTTGCATCACCAGTATATAGTTCAAATGCTTTCTTATGTAATTTTTCTACATCTTTCCAGTTCTCAATCTTATCTGGTTGGCTCATCAAAGCCTTGTATTTCTTAGCTGATACTTCATCCACTACTTTATAAACGTGGAATGGTGCAAGTTTTGCTTTATCAGTAATTAACTTTACGATAGAATAAACAATGTCATTAGCCGAATAACCATCACGCACAAAACTAATGTTATCTCCGCCTTGCCACGTTATGATAGATTGCTGAATAGCTATTTGGCTATTGAATGGTATTTGTGGTAAAACAGTTGATAGTTTTTGTCTTTTAGTAAAAAAGTCAAGTAATCCCATTATATATGAATTTTAACAAAGTTAGACAATTTACCTTAATCTTTAATAACTTCTATATTTTTCAATAATCCGTTACTAATTCTATGGTATAATTGATAATATGATAGGTTTGTAGTTAATCCATATTCTTTTATAGAATTATAAATTATTCCCGTATTTAAGTCCTTTATTCTTTTGTTTTTTGTCTTTGTTTGTAAGCCATTTTTATATGAGTGTATTACATTTTCGGATGCAGTAACCCATTCTAAATTTTCTACGCAATTATTAAATTTATCTCCATCTTTATGATTTACTACTTTCTTATTCAATGGATTTGGTATAAATGCTTCTGCAACTAACCTATGAACAAGGACTTTTTTACAATCAATATCTACAAAAACATATCTATATTTTTGGAGTTTAAGCATTCTTTCTGGATATTTCTTTGTACCACCTTTATAAAATGGTACTACCTTCCCAAGCGATTTTACGTTTCCGTAGTTTGATATTAGGTAACTTTCGTGTCCTTTAATAGGTATAAATATTTCTTGCATATCCAAATATACAAAATATATTTAAAAAACCGAAATAGAAAATTTAGGCTTAGTAAGATGTGTAAACACGGCATATCGACACGCATCCATCAAGTCATCGTTTGCCTTTACAGGTTCTTCAATTACGTTATCGTTTTTATCCTTTTTCCATTTGTAAGACATAAACTCCCTTCTTAGGTTTTTGCTATTGTAGTGCAAGTTTATAGGATAAGATTTCATCTTTACTATCCCAGCCCATACATCTTTTTGTGCTGGTTTAATGTTAAACCCTTGTCGGTAAAGTTCCTCAATAGATTTAGGTTCGGCAGCATCGGCATAGATTGTTGCTCGTTCTGGTAGCTTCTCCTTAATCAATCTTGATAGATCACTCAAAGTCAATCCGCTTTGATAAACTATTTCCTCAAAGTAGTTTTGTCCTTCATAGTGTGTAACCTTTATAAGTGCAGCTGGGTGAACATAACCAAAGTCTAATCCGTAAAAGACATCCCCATCAGGCGCTTCATCGTATTGTTTCCATTGAGTATAAATAATTTCCTTTGCTGAACCTCGTTCTCCTAATCCGTAAACTTTCCACATAAAGTCATCTGGCAAATCTTTGTATTGCTCAATGTTTCTTATTTGGCTTTCGCTAAGGTTTGAAATGTTGTTTAAGTAGGTAGAATGGATGCGTTTGTTCATTGGGTTATCAGCTACCTCATAAACCCAAGAAATAAAGTCAGCTGGATTCCAATCTAAGAATGATTGTCCAGTTGTACGAATCAAAAGCTGGTCGAACAAAGCCTTGCTAATTAGGTTTGCCTCGTTTACGAATAGTATATCCCTTGCTGGTCCTTTTGCTTTGTCAGGGTCTTCAAGACCGAACAACTCAATGTAAGAGCCGTTCTTAAACGTATAAATAAAATCCGTGTATCTAAAATCCTTTTCATCCCATATACCCCATTGCTCCATAATGCCTTTGAAATCCCTATAAACTCCACGCTTGATGTGTGGTAGGGAATGAGAAACGCACGAAATCCTTGTATTAGGCTTTGTTAAAGCTATGTGAATCAACAACTGAACAACCGAATAGCTTTTACTTGATCTTGAACCACCCTCATTGCATATTATCGGATAACCTTCCTCGTATGCCTTTTTATTGGCATAGAATACAGGTGTAGCCTTAATCTTTAATTGGTTGACAATCTGCATCTGGTTCTATTGTGATTTGCACATTACCCTTTATGTCAGCGGTGATGTCGGTTGTTTGTTTAGGTCTGCCCTCTAATCTATCCAAAAGGATTTCGTAAGCCTTTAAATCGCCCTTTCTCGCCTTTGCTATGATTTGCATATCTAATTGCTCCGCTATTGTAAACTCCTCATCTTCGCCTGTAACTGGGTTTCGTACCTTAGTAACCAACTCCAATAAACGCAAAAGTCTTGTCTTGCTATTAGGAACACCTTTAGGTCTACCATTTGGGTTTCCGCTTACACCTTTTGGAAATGCCTTTAAATTTTGCTCATTCGCCATAATTCGTTGATTTCTCGTTGTATTTGAGCGGGAAGGTGGTATTGCACCCCTTCTTTAGTCTGGAATGACTAACGCATTACTTTTATGCTTCTCCCGCTTGTCTTGATGCCAAAGTTACTTTATTACCCTTATACATCCCAGCTCCAAGTTCATCTATTTTTGAGAAAGGTAATATAGGTACTGTAATTTTAGAAGTTTTATCTATTAAATAAATATATCTAATTTGAAACCCATCTAATTTTACACCCCCATTATCTTTTATCCAACTTGTTCCACTTTTACCATTACTTTCTTTTGTTCTATGTGCAGAACTTGTCAAACTACATACTACTTCGCCATTAGGTAATTGATATGTACTTGTGTTTTTACTAACACCTATTAATTGAAATCCACTTGCTCTGTAAATTGTTCCATCACCACATAGGTTTGCATCACTAAAACTTAATATCCATTTAATGTGAGGAGCATTTTTTTTAATAAGTTTAATAGTAATTGCTATGCATCTACTTTCACTATATTTTGGTAAATATTCATCAAAAGCCATTCTGTTAAGTTCAATTACTTCATTCCATTTTGTGTTTTCTACATAATGAATAACCTTTGCTTTTACCATTGGACTCCCATAACTTAACACTCCGTGCAATTTACCATCTAAAAAGCAACCAAAGTGTAAAGTACTATTTGGCACTACCTTACCAGAATAATGGTTTAATTTAACAAACTCATTAGCAACCTTGCTTGGTATAACCTTTACTAAGATTTCTTTTGCTCTGCCCATTGCATTATTATTAAGTATAAAGCGTTACCATTTGAATTTTCATTACCCATTGTTTCAGCGTATTTGTATTCCTCTGTACGTTTAATTTCCTCAATGGCATTTTTTATTTGTGTAGCCTGTTCATCTGCTAAAGTAAATGTCATTTGCTGAAAAGGTGATTTATCGCCATCTGGCAAAGTAAATCCTTCGCCTAAATCATCTACATTGCTAAAGCCTATAATATCCAAACCCCATTCCTCTAATTCTTCTGTTTCCCAATTATTAGCAAGGTCGCTCCAATCCCACTCCCCAAATCCTACGTTATCTTTAACTATAAATTCCTTCTTTTGTTCTTCTGTTAGTTCTTTTGCTTGTTTTACAGGTACATCTTTAAGTCCAGCTTCAATACAAGCCTTTAGCCTCATATTGCCACCTAAAACTATATTGTTTTCATCTATTACAATTGGTCTAAGTTCAAGCATTTGTGGGAAGTCTTGGATTGACTTGACCAGCTTCTTAAACTTGTCATCCTTGATAATTCTTGGATTGTTTGGATTAGGTTTGATTTCGTTAATATTCATTTATCGGTTTTTTGTTGGTGTTCGTATTGATATAATGCTTGTTGGCTTATCTTGCTTTAGATTGTTATAACCAAGCCATTTACCACACTTACTGCACTCAAATTGAGTTTCTTTAATCTTACCGAACCATAAATAGCCTTCGGTGAGTTGACCGCATTTACAAGTATATAGTTTCTTGCCGTAAGTGTCTTTCATTATCTGCCCTGTCTGTTATATGGTTTAACCGCCTTGTCCTTTGGACCAGATGTCTTTTTGTACTTGCCACACTTTCTTTTCCCAAAGCTGGTTTTTCCGCTATTAGTTAGTTTCGCCATAGTTGTTTATTAAATCTGCTAAATAATCAAATGCTTGTTCTTGTGTTTCTCCAAATACATAGTGCGTAGTTCCATCAATGACAAAAGAATAGCAAGAATATCCAGCTATAACCTCCTCTTTGCACGTTTGAAATATGTTACTTGTATTTATCAATTAATTCGTTTAATTCAGTTCTTGTCCATTTTTTTAGCCTATTGTTAACCGCCTCAAACTCCAACTCCTTCACCGCTTTTTCACCTATCCTTTCTACTAAGCCTATTCGGTACATTGCTTGGTTTCCGTGCTTAAACATATTGCATCCAGCACATTGCAAGTGTATGTTCCATTCGTTAAAACGTAAAGCCGAATAACCCTTAACAGGAAAGTAATGTCCAGCTTGATTCCCATTGTAGCTTCCGCAACTAATACAAGGCAATCCTTGATCTCTTTTACGGATGTAACTATTAACTACCTTTTGGGTCTTTTCTAACAACTTGGGTAAAGGTATCAATGGCATAATACAAAATTAGGGTTTAACTCGTACAAGAACAAGAATATGCTGAATTTAGTTCGTTTAGGTCTTGACCTTTAAATAAATCATTTTGAGCCAACATTAAAAGATGCTTGTATGTAGTATCTTAAAAGTATGTATGCCCATTGCCAAATTCCTTGCTCATTTCCTCATCTTCAATCCATTCCTTTGCTAACTCTGGATAGCTACGCATAATATTTACTATTGCATTTTTACCTTTAAGGAAGCATAAAGTACAATTTCCTAAAATAGCTGGAATTTCCAAAGTGTATGGCTTTTTATTCCAATAGTCATTTACTTGTGCCTTGTCTATTCCTTGTTCGTACAAAGGAAACTTTGGATGAATATAAGCCTGTCTTTTTTCATAACCTTTAACTCTACGTTCCTCATCTGCTCTAAAACCTACAAGCCATTCGTAGTTTTGTTTTCCGTGATTTGCTCTTAACCAGCGTTTTGCAGTTTTTATCTTTAGTTCAATTGTGCATTCTCTTTTAACCCTATTTGGGATTAGTTTCCATTTCTTTTTTTCAAGCATACCCCTAAAACCACCTTCAAACATTACCCTTATAATTGGAATGCCTTCGTGTGCCTCAAAGTCATTAATGAACTTATATGTCTTAGGATGTTCCCTTCCTGTGTCAGCAAATATTACCAAATCTCCTTCACGATAATTAAGGATAGTCATTAAGGCACTTGTTTTACCTCCACTAAAGTTTATTACTCTTATCATTTTTTTAGTCTAACAACACATAATCTATCGTTATGCTTGTATCGTTTCTTGTTAATTGGATTCATATAGGTCATAATGGTTTTGTAGTCAGTACCTAAAAACCTTATCGCTTTTGCTATTGATCTAAACCATATCTCCTCTTTTGTATCTAAATAAATTAATTTTACCTCAATGTTGTTGTCTATTCCTGTCATCTCAATAATCGTTTTAATTCAAAGTATAAATGTGCGGTTAAATAAATCATACAAGCTAAAGGAACGCTTATCAAAGTAAACTTTAACAGTTCATAAATAAATGTTAATTGCTTCATATTGTATAAGTTTCATTGAAATAGTTAATAAACTCTCCATCCCAATCTAAATCAGCCATTGTTGTTCCAATTCCTTCACTCATACCAGCATCCCAAGCATCTTTTATCTGCTCTTTTTCTTTTTCAAGATATACATTGACAACTTTCATTTTATCATTAAATGAATATAAATGCCAATTTATAGAACACATTTCATCAATTAATTCTTGCATTGCTGTTTTCATAGGTTATTTATTTATAAAAATTATTCTTTTTTGAATAGTATATTCACCATCGTATTTTATCCAATCCATTCCATTATCATATCCATTAAATGCATCTTCAGTTAAATTTCCATTTTCATCAAGTATTTTACCACCCCAATGATTACTTACTCCGTATTCTCCTTTATATTGTCCATATTGAATAATACCTTTTCTGCCATCTTTTAATATTACTACTGTATCTAATTTCATAGTTATTTTTTTTAATTATAAGTTAAAAAACCACCCCAAGTTCCCATAATTACTATTTTGTTTAAAATATTTAATTCTTGAGGTGGCTATAATTGGTTTTGTAAAAATAGGTACAAAGTATATCTTTTGCACTCGTTTTTGATAAATATTTCATTATTTAATTTCTCTAAGTCTTTAGGTGTTTTAGCCGTTGCCTTGTAATGTGCTATTATCTTTTTCTTTATTTGATCTGCTTTTTCTTGGCTTAGATTCTCCTTGTTTAGTTCCTTTCGCTTCCATAGTATGTCAAAAGCCATAGTATTTAGCAATTCCCAGCCTCTTTTAGCCGATTTCTCCCAATTTTGGTATAATGCCTCAATAATCTCATCATCTTGGATTTTAGGTATCTCTACTGGCGGTGGTTCTACGTAGGTCTTTTGTCTTACTTGTAAAGCTATCGGCTTATAAGCTGCCATCACATCACCAAAGAATTTAGGGGTAAACATAATCGCTTTGTCAACTGATAATTTCCCCATTGCGTAAAGTTCAAAAGCCACTCCAAGTTCTTTTAGTTTATAATTACCATAGTTCTTTATTACAAATTCGCATAAAAATTGAAACAACTCTATTGTAGGTGTTTGACATCCGCTTAAAGCAATACAGGTCTTTAGATGTTCTTTTACCTCAATCGGTGAGCATCTACCCACACTCATTGTATCTAAAGCCATTGCAACTTTTAGTTCTTCTGTATCTAATTTAGTGTAGATTTCTAAGGGCATCCCATTCTCTCTCACTAAAACTTGGTTTGCTATTGTAGCTAATTCCTGTTGCATTTTTTTCGTTTTTAAGTGTAAAAAATCCTCTCCATCCTTTTGCCATTGATTGCTCAATAATTTGTAAAGCCGTATTTTCATCTCCGTTGGAAAGTAAAACCAACTCTTTTAAAGATGCTTGTTCGCTTTGTGGTGTAGCGTATGTAAACTTAAATTGTTTTTTCTTATAATCCTTCCACATATTCCAATAATTTAAAAATTCTTCGCTATCAAATGGCATTTTTACCATTACCTTAACCTTATCCATTACCTTATCCATAACCATAACCTTGTCCCCTTGCAAGGGGCTTTCAAGGGGCTTAAAGTTGTCTATTTCATTTTTATACTTTTCTAAACTTTTAATAATTCCAGTATGTGCTTTGTTATTTTCACTTAAACCGCTTGGATATTGAAACTCAATAAAACTTGGTATAAACCACTTTGTCCCATTATCTAAAGGAATTATTTTTTCCGCAAAATATTGTATTGCTTTTTTCTCATCTAACTTTTCGCCAATCCTTATTTCAGCTACTTCTAAATCAACTTGCCATATTCCTGAATGGTCGCAGTCATCACAAATGTATAACCAAAGGAGCTTGTAAGGGGCTTTTAAAGACCTTATAAAAGGCTTTTTCCACTTTTCCGTATCTGTAAATCTTTTAGCCATTTTTATTAAGTTTTAAATATACATTATTATAAAATTCCATTACTATTTTATGCTTAAATGTTCCTTGTTTTTCAAGCCTTAATACTAAATCTTTTAATTTACTTTTTGCTAATTCTTCTAATTCGTGGCAAGGAATACATAAAGTAGTAAGATTATCTAAATCATAATCCCAAGGTTCTACATTAAAATCATAAGATTTATGATGTATTTGCAATGTTGATGTTATGTCATCACAAATTTGACATTTAAAATTGTCTCTTTGCATAACCTCAAGACGTTTCTTTTGCCATCTTGGGTCTTTTAGTTTTTCTCCGTAAGTCATAAAAATAAAAATGCCCTCAGATTTGAAGGTAGTACCAGTACCTCCGCCTCCTTGGGCTAAAATTTTTGTCAATGGATTCTGGTACAATCCTAATGCAAATATACACTAATTAACCGAATATTGTGCTATTTGCTTCTTATTTTTAAGCTTAATAATGGTAGTTTTAATGTTCATACCATCGTTTCTAAGATCAGCTATTCGTGCTGCTAATCTAAAGCATCCGAACTTGTTTAAAGCATCAATAGGGGTTAATTTTCTACCCGAATTTAGGTAGTTTGCGATTTGTGTTGTTTGGCTCATAGTTGTAGTTTTTAAATTTGCGCTTTACGTTATCGCCCAACGTGGGGGTTAGAATGGCAAGTCATCAGTTGAATGTGGTTCTGCTTCCTGTTGGTTTACGGCAAATTCTTTTTTACCTGTTGCATTTACTCCATTAAAAGCAACTTCTTTGCCTCTACCACAATAGTTTTTCTTTGCCTTCTCGGCTCTTTCTTCTTTAGTTTGGTTGTTCCATACTGTGTGTGTGTTACTATTTTCGTCAATTTCTTTTAAGTAATCGGTAGCTATGTTTGCGTAGTGTTTGCCATTTTTAGCTTCCTTCCAGTTAATCTCCTCTTTACAAATGTTCAATACAATCATTGTTTTTAGTTTTGGTGTTTATTAATTTGTTGTTGATCTATTTGGTTTTCGTTTTGTCTATCTTGTTCTAATTCTTCCTCATCTTCTTCTTCCCAATCGCAATGCTCTAAACAATCTGGACAAATGTCAATTTCTTCCATTGTGGTGTGCGCTCCGCAGCAAGTTGAATATGGCATAATTAATCGTTTAAATAGTTTTCAAATACTTCAAATTTATCAGCCAACATTTGATAAGGAATGTAATCCCTTTTTGGTTGTTCTAATAACTCTGGGAAGTGTTTTTGTTTATGTAGTTTAAGTTTATACTTAGCTAAATTTAATTGATGAATCATTTCCGATGCGTTTTGTGGATAGCTTGTATCTACTTTGTAATTCCAAAACTTAACTGCTTCCCTTAAATCCCATAATTTTTGTAATGGTGTCATAAAGTTTGTTTTTTCTTGGTAAATAATTTAGTTACATCCTTAGTTGCAAGTTCGCTATTTAGTGCGTAAAGTTGGCTTAATTCGGTAGTATTTATGCACAAATCAATCGCTAATTCTAAGTCCTCTAAGTTTTCGTGTGTCTTAATGTAGGCTGGAGTTTCCTCTGTTGATTGAGCCATTTCATCTCCTGTGTAAAGACCGCTTAAATCTTGTGGGTAAGCCTT